TTTGCCTTTATCAACATGAGATCCCCATTCAATATTTTTTACTTCTGTACCATAGAGTGTTTCTTGTTTCACTTCATCAAACATTTCGCCCAATTTATCTCTTCTGTATGTACCATAGCGAGTTGATACAGTTCTCTTAGGAACAAATGTGCCATCAATCATTAGTCCATCTTCTTTTGGTTGTCTATACGTGTGAAAATTCCATGAACATGCCTGATAGATTCCACCATGATGATCTTGTGTCGCATCAGCATATGAAATTGCTATGTCAAATCTTCTTAACCTTTTAACTTCTTTTACCGTGTGAGAAACCAACCAACTTAAAGGAACCTGAACTTCTTCTTTTCTACACAATCTCACTAGTTCAATCAGATTAACTTTTTTGAGTGACCAAGTATTATTATTGGATTGAGAAAAAATACAAGTAGCTACCAGTTCTCCCTTATCACCATACAATCCACCGCCCCCAAAATGAAGACTTCCAATAAGAATTGGATTCTCATGACATCTGCCTGAATAATGATATTTTAGAACCAGCTCTCTTGCTGTTTGTTTTTCTCCTGTATGAAAATAAAATGTATTTCCTTTATATTCTAAACAGTCTGTCATTCCTTTTTCCAAATATATTGAGGTTCTACACCATCAGAATCATAGATGTTTGGGTGTTTGAGCAATGCTCGTCTATATGGCGTTAATGCCACCCCATATGGTCTATCATTCTTAATCCACTCTGTTAATTTCTCTTTGGTTACTCTACCCTCTTTCTCTACTTGTTCTACCATTTCTTTCAATCTCTTGGAGCGACCAGTAACACACTTTTCAGAAGAAACTACCTTATCAAAATATTCCAACATATCCTTCATTTCATTTTCATATATCAAATTATTTTTAAGATGGTTTAAACCAATACCTGCTATATTATTTCTATGAACTGGATCATTTAAATATAAATTAAGTAATTTAACTGCATCATCATTATTCTTAAAAAAGTCTCCAGTAGGATTTAACTCTTTGTAATATGGTGCATCATACATAATAAATGGTGTGCCTTTCATAATACCATCAGTAGTCGCAACTGACCATCCACCATATTGCTGTTTTGGAGAATAACCAACTCTACATCTCCTTAGTTCATTATAATACCCTACTTTATCAAATTTGTCAACATAAATGTAAGGTCTAGTTGGAGAATCTAAAAGTGGAATCCATACCTTAAAATCTTGTCGCTGTTTCCACAATTCATCTGTAGTTTTTATAAAATTATCAAAATCTTTATATGTGGCTGGTCGATGATTAAAGGCAATTATCTTTTTCGTCTCCTTTAATGGTTCCTCTACTATGTCTTCTTTTCTGATTCCTGGATGTTGTACTGTCATAATCTCATCTAGTCTTTTACAATTCCATACACTTAAAATCTTACCTGCTTCTTCTAACACCAATTCTTTCTGTGCTTGAGTGTTCAAGTAACATCTTTTCATTTCCAGTATACCAATCAAGTTGTAATTAAGAGCGTGCATAGAAGATACAACCACATCCTTAATATCAAACCAATGACAATATCCAACAACCGGAGGATTGTGCGAACTAGTATTATATAAAACATTTTTAATGTTAAGTGTATGTTCTGGTAAGTGTGAAAATATTAAATCAAAATCCCATTTCCTATGTCTTATTATATCAAAAGCTCTTACATTAAAATGCATCCTCATATTTTGAGGATAACTTGGACAGGGAACAATGAATTGATGAGTATTTGGAAACGCAGAAGAAAACATCATCATATGTTTTGGCATTACCAAATAGAAAAATAAATCATCTCTGATTTTATTCATTTCAGTAATCATAGAATAGATTACTTGAATATAACTATCTTTTTCTAAATCTTTAGCATAAGTAATGTTTGGATAGACTAAAATTCTTAGCGTTTTCTGCGGTTTAAAGTTTTCTCCAAATAGCCCTTCTATTGTGCTCATCTTATAATGTCAATCGTGTCTATAGATTTTGGAGTCCAAAATTCTAGCTCATCACGCAGCCTACCATCTGCTTTAAGATTTTCATATCTTTTCTGTGCCTTTTTTCTCCAGTATTCTATCACATTATCAAATGTAAATTTATCATAATTTACACCCTTTATCAAGGTCTTAGTCTTTCCCAACATATAATCAACTGAATTAGTATACCCAAAATCTGAAGTATAATAGCGCTTTTGAGTAGTAATTGCCATCTTATCTTTTACCACTTTTGTCAGGTGTGAGAACTTATCCATATCATAAACTTTTAAACTTTCTTTAAGATATGAAAGAATCTTAGCTTGAGTTCTCATTTTCCTACTAGTGGGAATTTCCTGTGTATCTGGAACCAACTGTTCGCCATTATTATACTTGTCTTGAATTTCATCTCTCATTGTTTTATATTTTTCATCTGAAAGATTCATCATCAATTTGCTTTCAGTATCGCCCCTATAGCGAATCAAAGGTTTCAGCCCATCATACTGACTGTTTCCTTTGATAGACCCATAAAGAGAAGTTGTTTCAAAAAAGACAATATCTGCATTATACTTATTATCCCATGCTTCTCTGACCTCGTGACAAACACAAATCAACGCAGCAAGTTTGCCACCAAGATAATTAAATCCAAATGGTTGTGCTGGAACAATGTTAAATCCATTGAGACAATGTTGATTCAAAGTTTTAAGGTCTACTTTTTTAACTTTGAAATATTCATGTCTCGGCCTCATACTAATTACTGGAGATCCTAATTTAATAAAAGCAACAAATTTACCAGAATTCTTTTCTCTAATAGCAAGTCTTGTAGATCTTCCAGGAGAATTATCAGCATTAAATGATGCCGTTATCTCAAGTAATTGGGTATATACGTTTGTAGTAATTTCTTGTGGGGTAGGATTCTTAGGAACACATTGAACAATCTCAAATTCCATGTCTTTTGGTTCCATAGAAAAATCATTGAATAAATCTTTTTGTGGACCATTTGGAGTAGTTTCACCAGTGAACATATCATAAGTTCCTTTCAACCAATCATCAGAATACCCCATATCAATAAGTCTTTGCCTTTTCTTCCAGCGATAATAATTGGTAATATCGCCACCAAGAAAAGTTTCAAAGAAATCAATGTACTCATTATAATATTTTAGTGCATCTTCTTTTTCTAACTGCATATCTTCCTATTTAAACTCACACTCTACCATAATTTCAGTTAAACAAGCGACCAAATTGATTTCTTGGTCTGCCACAAATGCTGACTTATATTGATAATCAGCAATAATAAGAACTGCTTGTGGAACAGACTGTTGCTTCAAATGAGAACTTAAATTATCATACAATTTTCTAAAAATCCTAGTAGAATCTTGATCCAAATTCTGATTAGTCCATTTTCTCATCTCTGAAAATTTCTTACCCCTCAAACAATCAACCAATTGACCAACATTAATTTCATCTAAACTGGAAAGAATACCAACATCAATTTTACCAGAAGCAGAATATCGCTGAAGCTCATTCAATACTCTCCTGAAATCTGGAAAGTATTTCATGATAAGTTCAACCAATACCTTACGGTCAAATTCTATATTTTCACTTTGAAGAATCTTTTCACATAAATGAAGATATTGTTCAGCAATCTTTGGTTTTTCATTATTTGGAATTATAAAATCAAAGATAGCACAACGGGAATGGATGGGATCAATAATCCTATTGAGATAATTACAAGTGAAAATAAAAGAAACATTATTTCCAAATTTTTCAATGAATCCTCTTAATGCGGGTTGTACAGAATCAGGGTTCATATAATCCCCCTCATCCATAAGTACAGCCTTGCGATTTCCCGTCATAGAAACTGAACTACAAAACTGATTCAATGTAGTTCTAACAGTATCTATATTACGCCCCTCATCAGAACCATTGACCATTAAATAATCAGTATTGGTTTCATTACAAAGAGCTCTGGCAATAGTAGTTTTACCAGTACCAGGTTTTCCAGCAAAAATTAAATTTGGAATCTTACCACTTTCAACATATTCAAGAAATGGTTCTTGTAAGTCACTAGGCAAAACACAATCTGCAACCTTAGTAGGTCGCCATTTTTCTACCCAAAGAAAATCTTCACGAATTTGTGACATGATTACCCCTCAAATGTAGAATCAGATTCAGTAGCAATGTAGTATTGTAGATTAGTTGAAGTGTGTGAGAATTTAGTAATTCTTGGAGTGAGTGCAACATCATAATCTCCAGAAAATAGTTTAAGATTTTCTATCTTATAAACCATGTTGAAGTTTTTAGAAGTCACACCAACTTCTGATTTGAATTCATCAGAAGATGAATTGTTCACATCAGTAGCCACAATTTGAATTACTTGTCCATTACCAGCAAAACAAACATGAGGAAGACCAAGAACAGAAGCTGCCTTGATAGTCTGGTCAAAATCTGCTTTACTAAGTTTGAATTTCACATCAGTATTTGGAAATTCCAATTTCTTATCTTCTGGTGGAACTACAATCATAGCTGGATCAGCAAATGTATATTCCACCTTTCCACCAATATTCATAGTTTTATCACCAATTTCCAATTCAGGATCTTGGAAAAGAGACATTACTCCAAGCATCTTGTTCAGATCATAGATTGCAAAATCGCTTGGAAAGGATTCTGGAATCTCAACAGAAGCAAGAATGTTCTTTTGTGGAGAAATTGTTGTTAGTTTGTTTCCTGTTTTGAACTGAATATTTTGATTTATGCTCGCAAAATTTTTCAAAAGATTCAATGATTGTTCACTTAATTTCATAGTATACTCCGTATATTATTAGGATTGTTCATTATATTATTAGTATAACATCTTATTGTAGTTTTGTCAACTTTTTTTCTTTTCTTTTTTCCTCTTGTCTCGTGCCAACTTACGTCGCTCAGCTCTACTCAATTTTCTTCCTGCTTCTTTCTCGACTTGAGTTTCTTCTTCTGTAGTTACAAGATGTGGTCTACTTTCAATATCCATTCCATGAGCAGCATAATCAAGATTTGCTAGAGCAGGAAGACTACCATTGAAAACATAACTACCAACATGACCAATTTTCATCCAAGGACACAACCAAGTCTTAATATCAATTTTTCTTGTGAACTGGCAGAACATATAATCTTCTGACAAATAGCGGTCACTTCCACCAGAACCTTTTCCAGCAAAAGCTTCAGAGTCAATCACCGTATCAAAAAACGCATGAATATATCTATCACCCGCAAAATGTTCAGACCGATTGTGATCTGGTTTGTATGAAAATTGTGGATACGCTT